CGGGGGTTGATGGTGACAAGAAAAGCGCCGCGATTCGTGGAGCGCGGGCCAAACAAGCCGGTATGCAGTCCGGGGTGGCTGATATTTTCGTGCCGATTGCCCGGCATGGATGCCACGGCCTCTATGTCGAGTTGAAGATTGATCCTACCCACCCCGAAAACCAACGCACGGGCAAAGGTGGGCAACCTATCGCCCCAAAGCGTGGCACGGTATCGGACGATCAAGCATCGTTCGGCCGTCAAGTGAAGGCGGACGGCTATGGGTGGGCCGTGGCCGAAGGTTGGAGGCGAGCGGCGGCAATCATTTCGCAGTATCTTTCCGATTGACGGACAGGCTATTTCATGATTGTGTCAATTCGTCGTTACCGATTGGCTTAAGGTCAGACCCTCACGTTAGTAGCGTTTCTAGCGTGAGGGTCTTTTTTCTAGACAGCTTTCGCAAACATGTTAGCTTTTCGCCATGTCCGAAGCGATCAACAAACTTGCCGCCCTGTTGGAAGAAAGCCCCGCCTTCGTGCGTGAAAAGGCCAGTCGCCCCGGCCCGGTTCGTAACGCGCTTTGGCTCATCATGGGGAAATCTCCCATCAGGCAATAACACTTTGCTGGTGGGGGTGGAACGGAGGAACTTTTAACGGAATTTAGGTTCGCCATTCTACCCCCGCTGGCGATCCCCTTCCGAGGCTTGAAAATAAAGCCTTGCGAGAGTTAGGGTGCGCGTGGTAGTCGCTTGGGGCATATGGCGACTGCTACGGCAAAGCGGGGCGCGGCGAAAGGGTCCAAGGAACCGAAACCGGCCCCAAAGAAACGGCAAAGGAAGAAGACGGCGAAAAACAAAGCGCCCGAAGCTCAAAAGGATTTACTTTTAACGGTCAAGGCCGAAAATCCTAATATAACTTCCGACGAATTTGCCGTCAGATTTAATCTTCCCGTTGATGAGGTAGCGCGTCACCGGGCTTTTTGTTTGCAATACCTGATCGACTATAACGTCAAGGCTGCCGCGCTGCGTCTCGGATACCCGGAAGAAAGTGCATGGGAAACCGGGTATCGGATGCTTCATTATGGTTTTTCCCAACTTTTCATTTCCGAATGCCAACGGGCCGCTACGGCGGAAACCGTGGTTAGCGTTGGGCAACTGATGGCTAAGGCTTGGGAGGAATGCAACAAACCGGACACCGTAAAAGACGGTTGCGCGATGGTGAATTCCACAAGTCGCCTTGGTTGGGCTAACTTGCTTGCAAAGATGATGGGTGCGGCGACACCCAAACCGAAGCAGGAGACGCCGACGCTTCGCCGTGTCATGCACGTTGGGCCTACGGGAACCACCCTAGCCGAATGGGGGGATAGTGCCCGCGATAGTCAGCGGAAACTAAAGGCATCCACCGTGGTTGATGTATGAGCGAACCTAAAGAAATTGTAGGCACTTGGGATGCTTTGGAAGACGCGGCGGAACTACTACGTGCATCGGGTTTGGTTTTTGTTATGACCGTTGCTATGCCCGGAAGCCCGGTTGCTAGGACTCGAACAAATGCGGATTGCCTTGATGCCTTGAGTTGGTTGGAGAAGCGGGAAAGGGACGCCATCGAATCACTTAAACGAGGCTATGATACATGATCGGCCCCGGCGACACTATCACTATCGGCGGCGAGAATTGTGAGGTTGCTTGGTCCGCGATTCCCGGTTCGCAGGAACTCGCCGTGACCTGCCCATGCAACGAAGTCCTTTACGACGGATCACGCGGCCCCGGTAAGACGGACGCCCAATTGATGCGCTTTCGCTCACTTGTGGGCATGGGATACGGTAAGCATTTGCGGGGGGTGATATTTGATCGCGAATACAAAGGGCTTGATGATATTATCTCCAAGTCCGAAAAGCACTTTTACAATTTCGGGGATGGGGCAGTTTTCAAACGGGCTAAGTCAGATTATTGTTGGGTATGGCCTACGGGGGAGGTTCTTTACTTTCGCCAAATCAAACGGGAGGCGGATTATCAAAAGGTTCACGGGCAAGAACTTCCTTGGATTGGGATTAACGAGCTAACAAAGTATCCCAATCGAAAGATATATGATCTTTTGAAGTCCTGTAATCGTTCGGGCTTTGACCCTGTATTGCATACCCCCAAGGACGAAGATGGTAATTATTTGACGCCTGACGGCAAACCGCTTCCCCCTCTTCCGCTCCAAATCTTTTGCACCACTAACCCATGGGGACCGGGGCACTCTTGGGTTAAAGACGAGTTTGTTGATGGTTGCGATCCCGGCGAGGTTAGAACTACCGTGACCAGCGTTTTCAATCCGAAAACGAAACAACGGGAAGATGTTATAAGAACCAAGGTTCGCATTTTCGGAACCTACAAGGAAAACATCTACCTTGATCCGGTTTACATCGCGGGATTGGAAAACGAGACTGACCCCGAACGTCGCAAGGCTTGGTTATTGGGAGATTGGAACATCCGTGCGGGCGGCATGTTCAATGATATTTATAAGGAATACCTTCATGTTATTGAGGACTTCCCGATTCCAAAGGATTGGAGAGTTGACCGGGCTTTCGATTGGGGCAGTTCGCGGCCCTTTTCCGTGGGATGGTATTGTGTGGCTAATGGGGAGGCCGTAACACTTAACGACGGCACGCGCTTCGCTCCTAAACGAGGTTCGATCATTCGATTTGCGGAATGGTATGGAACCTCCGGGGGTATCAACGAAGGCTTGCGAATGTCCGACCAAGAAATTGCATCGGGCATCATGGACAAAGAAATGTCTTTGTTGTCGCGTAAAGTTATTTGCGATCTTCCACAAGACGGACCAGCCGACCCTTCCATTTTCAACACGCGCAAAGACGTTGATTCAACTGGCGAGGTTATGAAAAAGGAAGGAGTGGGTTGGCTAATGGCCGATCACTCCAACGGAGCGCGTAAAAACGGATGGCAACTTATTCGCAACATGCTTAAAAACGTTGTCAATAATGAGGGTCCGGGATTGTACTTTACAAAATCGTGCCGTTACGCTAGGAAATTCATGCCGGACACTCCCCGCGACGAGGAAGACCCGGACGACGTGGACACCGAAACCGAAGACCATTTGCAAGACGAACTTCGTTACCGTGTCCTAGACGCTTCCCGCAAGATGACCGGGAAAATTAAGACCAAGTATTCCAAATAACATCAAACCTCTAATAACATGCCAGTTGACAGCAAACATCCCGAATACATCAAGCGCGAAAAGGATTGGGGCTTGATTGGCGATTGTGTGGAGGGCCAACGGGCTATCAAAAAGGCCGGGACCAAATATCTACCTATGCCTAATGCCGATGACGATAGCGATGAAAACCTAGCTCGTTATTCGGCATACAAGAAAAGGGCAATCTTTTATAATGCCACCGCCCGAACTGTTGGCAACATGGTCGGCCAATGCTTCGCGGTCGATCCTGTCCCCACGATGCCCGATGAAATGTTGCCTTGGGTGGATGATGTTGACGGCGCGGGCGTGTCTGCAATTCAGCAATCCAAAAAGGCACTCGCCTTTATTGTGTCCATGTCGCGGGCGTTCCTTTGGGTGGATTATCCCAAGACTAACGGAATTGTTTCCAAAGCCCAAGCCGAAGAACACGGCGTTCGTCCCCGTATCATTCTTTGCGATCCTAGGAAAGTTATTAACTGGCGCGTCGTTCCACATGGCGCAAAGTCCAAACTATCCCTTGTCGTCATTGAGGAAGAATACATAAAGAAAGACGATGGTTTTCATGCGGAGTTTGATGCCCAATACCGCGTTCTTCGATTGATGAACGGTGTTTATTGGTCGGAACTCTACAGACCCGGAAACGGAGGTTGGCAACTTGTCGAACGCATTCAACCCTTGGACGGGGAGGGATTGCCCTTTGATAATATCCCCGGAACTTTCATCGGCGCGGAAACGAACGATACGGTAGTTGAAAAACCCTTGATGTTGGACATTGCCAATTTGAACATTGGGCACTATCGGAATTCCGCCGATTACGAAGAAATGACGTATATGGTGGGACAACCAACGCCTTGGCTAGCCGGTTTGTCCGATGCGTGGGTTGATCGTCACTTAAAGGGGCAAATCATGCTAGGTTCACGTGCCTGCATTCCGTTACCTGAAAACGCTTCGGCCGGACTTTTGCAATGCGAAGCGGCTACATTGCCCAAAGAGGCAATGGACCAGAAAGAAGAGCTAATGACCGCTCTTGGGGCAAAGTTGGTTGAGAAGAAGGAAGTTCAAAAAACAGCCACCGAAGCCGGTATTGACGAGGCTTCCGAAACTTCGATTTTGGCAACATGTTGTAAAAACGTTTCAGCGGCTTATGCTGCTGCGTTTCGTTGGGCCGCTCAATTCGCTAACATCAAGATTGATGGTCAAAGCGAAGGAGAAGAAAAGACCGGGACGCAAGACGCAATCTTGTATGAACTCAACACCGACTTTGCTATTGCCCGCATGTCCCCGGAAGAAGCCGGTAAGGTGTTGGAAATTTACAATGGCAACCTCATTACCTTTGAAGAAGCCCGCGACAAACTGAAATCAGGCGGTTGGGCATACCTTGATGACGAGGATGCAAAGGACCAGCTTGAAGAGAAAGCGGAAGAGGAATTCAAAAAAGCCCAAGCCGAACTTAAAAGCCAAACTGACGAGCAAGTTAGGCTTCAAAATGCAAAGGGTCAGAAACCCCCAACGCCTTAAACCGTGGCAACGCCAATCGACATCGCCAACCGCCAACAAGTTTACCTTGAGCGTCTGAAAGCCGGGTTCGACCGCGACTGGAAACAGACTCAAGAAAATTTGCGGCGCAGGGTTCGGGAAGTTCTAGCCGCCCTTGAAGTTGATAACTTGCAAGAGCTTTCTCGTCGTGAACTGAACAAGGTTTTGATTCAGCTTCAAGAGGCGCAAATGTTTATCACCGCCCCGGCCATGGCGGAATTTCTTGAAGACAAGATGCCCGAACTTGCCAAGCTCGCCGTGGCTTTGGAAATCACGGGCTTGGCTTCCACAATCAAGAATCCTCCGCGCTTTAATGCGCCCACTGCGAAGATGGCTTACGAAGCCGCTTTGCAAAATCCGGTCCAAGCGACCGGCGAACTTTTGGAAACGATGGTACGCGATTGGCCAGCACGCGACGCCCTCCGTGTGTCCAACATCGTGCAAAAAGGATGGGGGCAGGGGAAGACCTTGCAACAAATGGTCCGCGAAGTCGTGGGGACGAAAAGCGCAAACTATGCCGACGGGGTGTTAGATGTTAGCCGTCGCCATGCTAGCACGGTAATTCATACGTCAACCCAACACGTGGCCAATGCGGCCCGTATGGAAGTTTGGGAACGAAACGGCGACATTGTGGAAAAATATCAATGGGTTTCCACCTTGGACCGCCGAACAACTCAACAATGCCGTTCTCTGGACGGTAGGACGTTTGAACCGGGCAAGGGTCCGATGCCGCCGATTCATCCCAATTGCCGTTCTACTACGGTTGCCGTTCTTGGTCCGGAATGGGACTTTTTAGACGAAGGCGCAACCCGCGCCAGTTCCGGGCCGAATCCCGGTTACGTTAGCGCCGATTTAACGTATTATGATTGGCTGAAGACTCAGCCCCCGGAATTCCAAAACGTGGCCCTTGGGTCCACGCGGGCCAAGCTTTTCCGAGATGGTGGCTTGACCCCTGACGCCTTTGCCAAGTTAAATCTTGGACGTGATTTTGAAGCCCTGACGCTTGCCGAAATGAGGGATATTGAACCCGAAGCCTTCAAGCGGGCGGGACTTTAACAGACAGACGAAATAAACAACAAAACCAAGGAACCAACAAATATGAAAATCGAACAAGCCGTATATAAACTTCTTCCTTCCGAAATTCAGGCGACTTTTACCAAGGTTGCCGGAACTGACGGGGATTCCGCCGAATACGACAACGGCGAAGAAAGCGCCGGAGGACTGAAAACAGCCCTTCAAAAGGAGAAGGAAGAAAAGGCTGCTATTAAGGCAAAGCTTGATGCCGCCGACGCCGCGAAGGCGCGGGAAATTGAAGACGCCCGCAAGAAAGCCGTCGAAGAAGCCCGCGAAAAAGGCGACTTCAAGGCCGTTGAAGATGATTACAAGCGGCGGATCAAGGAACTTGAAGACGGTCAAAAGAAAGCCGCCAAGGAAGCTGAAGACCGCACCAAGGCCGACGCAATCAACAAGGCGGCGGATGAAGTCGCCAAGATGTTTACCGCGCCAAAGGCAATGACCCCGTTTGTCAAATCCCGACTTTCGGTTGACCTTGTGGACGGTGCTGCCATCGTCCGCGTGTTGGACAAGGACGGTAAGGCGTCGGGGCTTTCGTTGGAAGACCTTCGTAAAGAATACTTGACTGATCCCGATTTAAAAGCTTCTATCACGGCATCCAAAGGAACGGGCGGCGGGTCCGGCGTTCCTCCTGTCAGCGGTGGGGCCGGGACGGCAGTGGATGAAAAGTTTGACGCGGCGAATGCGGCCCCTAAGGACATGGTTGCTCGGCTTGAAGCCAAGGGCCTAGTTTCTGAGGATGGGGACGACGATTGACGCGGAAAAATTGTTCTAGCATCTAACATTAACCATTGACAAAATATGTCGCTCGCCAAACTCAAGGTGTTCAATCAGTATGCCAAAGGCTCCATGACGGAGGTTTTGCAGCAACAAGTTGAACTTTTTAACGGTGCCACCCGTGGCACAATTGTCCTCACCGTCAAGCCCCAAGATGGCGATTTCTCGGATGCTTCTTTCTGGAAACGGGTCGAAGGTCTCGTGCGTCGTCGTAACTCGTACGGCACGGGTGCGGTTACTGCCGTCGATTTAGAACAACTTCAGGACACCTCCGTAAAGGTCGCGGCCGGGACGCCCCCGGTCAATATCCCTCCTTCTCGAATGAAGTGGATTTTGAAAGAACCGAAAGAACAGGCGGTGATTTACGGGCAGCAATTGGCAATCGAAATGTTGGCCGATATGCTGAACGTATCTATTGCAGCCGTTCGCGCCGCCCTTGTCCAAGAAGGAAGCAACGTTTTTGACGGAACCGCCAACAAGCTTTCTTGGCTTGCGCTTAATTCCGGCCAATCCAAGTTTGGAGACCGTGCTAGCCGGATCGCGGCATGGGTGACGCATTCCAAGCCGGTTTTCGACCTTTGGGAAGGTAATTTGACCAACGCAAACAACCTTTTCACCTTCGGAACCGTGAACGTAATTGCGGACCCGTGGGGACGGCCGGTGATTATGACCGATTCGCCTGATTTGATTGATCCTACCGGCATCGGCTCCGGTCCTAACGTGCCTTCGTATTTCAGCCTAGGACTTGTTCCCGGAGCGGTTTCCGTCATGGACAACGGCGACTTTGAACAAAACATCGAAACCTCCAACGGTGACGAAAATATCAAGCGGACGATTCAATCCGAATGGTCTTACAACGTCGGCGTGAAAGGCTTCGCTTGGGACAAGGCCAACGGTGGCAAGTCGCCTACCACTGCCGCGATTGGCACCGGAACCAATTGGGACAAATACGCTTCTTCGACCAAAGACCTTGCGGGCGTCGTGGTTGAAACTAAATAACCGGCCTTGCCCGCCCTTTCGCAAGCATCAACGCGGGGCGGTCCATATTAGGGCCGTCCCGCTTTTCTTTATAACAACAAGGAAATTCTAACAACATGAAAGCAATTCTATATTTCGTCGCCGCTGGCATCGTTCGCGATTCCCACCGTGAAGCCGCCAAAGCCATCGCCGCCGAAACCGGCAAGAAAGTCGTTTTCCGAAATGCTTCGGCGAATGACAGCGAACGCCCCGAAGCCAACGAAGGCGTTGCGGGCGCGGTCCCGAAGAACTACGCCAGCTTTGACCGCTACGACGATGCGGGCAACCTCACCCAAGGTGAAAAACCCGCCCCTCTGGCCGTGGTTGATCGCAAGCTTAATTCCATCGGTCTTCCTGATGGAGAGGGTAACCCGGAAGACCGGGAGGCCCTGAAAAAGGCACTTGAGGACGAAGGAATTTCGTTCCACGGCAACGCCAGCACGGACAAACTCGTTACCCTCTATATGTCCCACTTCTACCCGGAAACGGAAGAAGAGGAAGAAGAGGAAGAAGGTTGAACCCTTGATGTTAGAAAGGACTAAACATCATGCAAAAAATCATATTCTTCACCGCAGGGCCAACGGCCACGTCTGGCGAAATCGCAGACATTGCCAAGTTGAACGCCGCTGCTTCCGCACCGTATGAAATCTCCGTGATGAACGGCGCGGCAGCGGGTGACGACTACGGCGACGGGCGGCTTGTCCCCCATGATTTCGTCGCCGGGTCGATCCCCGACGCCTATTCCGAAAGCACGGAAGTTGACCCCGACGCTATTCCGGCAAGCCTTCCCGAAGGTTCCACCGTTCCATTGATCGACGGCGGCGACACCGAAGCAGAAGCCGTCATCAATGAGGACGGCAAGGCTGAACTGTCCGGCGACTTTGCACTTGTCGAAGATGGAACAGCCATTGCCGGAACCGGCGGAACCTTTACGCCCACCGTTGTCGCGGGAGAAATTACCGGCGGCGTTTGGGTTTCGGCCTAACAAACAAGTTTCAACGCTAACACCTTAATACGATGGCTCTAGTAATTGAAAACGGTTCCTTGGTTGCGGGGGCAAATTCGTATGTTAGCGTTGCGGAGGCACGGGCGTATGCCGCCGCCCGTGCCTCTACCTTGCCCGAAGATAACGCGGAAGTCGAAGCCGCGTTGATTGTGGCCGTCGATTATCTCGAAAGCTTGGGGGCCAAGTATCAGGGCAAGAAAGTCGATCCCGCGACGCAGGAACTCCAATGGCCTCGCCAAAGCGTAGAAATCGACGGATGGCAGGTTCCGGTTGACACAATCCCGAAGCAACTCAAGAACGCCCAAATTCAGCTTGCGATTGAAAACGCGGCAGGCGTGGACTTGATGCCGACCGGAGACGGTCGCGAAGTGATTCGCGAAAAGGTGGACGTGCTTGAAACTGAATGGGCACCCGGGAGCGGGGGTGCGGCACAACCTGTTTTCCCGAAGGTTGAGGCGCTACTCACCCCGCTAATGTCAGCGGGTTTTGGTGGAATCAAAGTCAAACGTGCCTGATACATCATGGCCGATTATTCCAAAACTGCCGCTTCCGCTCTTGCTACTATCAAAAAGAAGGGCAAGCGTTTTGAAATCAAGCGTCCGGTTATGTCGTTTCCAAATAGCGACGGCATTCCGGTAGTTTCGGAACCGCAAACCGGCTTCATTGATGCAATCATTTTGCCTCGCTACAAAGGGCAGAGTTTCCAATCTCTTGATGATAGTTTGAAAGAAGCCCTTATTAAGGGTCGCTTGAAGACAGTTCTTGCCGCCGCGCAAGGTGCGCCCTTCAAGCCTGAAGCTTTGGACGTTATCACTATCGCCGGAAGTTATTGGAATGTGATTGGATGCACCGAACTCGCCCCGGACGGCGAAACCCCAATCATCTACACAATCGGCGTGATGGAAGGGGCACAAGTCTCAACACCTCCTCCTTGATATGGCGGAAATGGATTTCAACGAGTTTGCGAGAAAGACGCTTTTGCGTTCGGACAAGTTGATTCGTGCCGTTGGAATTAAAACTTTCAACCCTATCATTAAGGATTCCCCGGTTGGCGATCCTGACTTGTGGAAAGGTAACGCCCCGGAAGGATACGTTGGGGGAAGGCTTCGGGCTAACTGGCGCTGTTCGTTGGGGATGCCCAATACCGCAACCGACGAGTCCACGGACCAAAATCGCGGAATTGTCGAAGTCAATGATGTATGCTTGAAAGCTAATCGTAAGGATGTTCTTTGGCTTTCAAACTCTCTCCCTTACGTCCATCGAATCGAATACGACGGACATTCAAAACAAGCTCCGGCCGGGATGGTTAGAAAAAACGTGACTCGTATCAAAAGAATCATTTCAAAAGAACTCCGCAACTTGAAATCCTAACATCATGAGTCAATCTCTAATCGAAAGAACTTTGCGGAACGGTTTCAAAGAAGCTTTGAGCGACTGGCAGGGGGCCACAGCTTTTGAAAACGAAGCCTTCGACCCTAAGAACAAGGAAAAATGGTATTTATTCACTTTCATTCCGAATTCTCCCGAAGTCGCTACCTTGGGGCGAAATGGAACAGACATGTTCAGCGGTATCGTTCAGGTTGATATTAACATCAAACCCGGAACGGGACTCAAGGGCTTAGAGGATGCCGTTGATGCCTTGCGTGCTGTTTTTGGGGCCGGGGCTCGCCTGATAAACGGAAACGTAAACATCATTGTTACGTCTTGCGGACGCGACGGAAGCGGCCGGTTAGTGAATGGATTTTACCGTTACACCGTAACGATTGGATGGGAATGCAGATTGCCGCGAATCGTTAAGCCTGACCCTGATTTTGTCTTGTGGGGAGACGGCGAAAATGTAGAGTTTTGACCCATGGCCAAGGCGTTTACGGAAACCGAAGTTACCCTTTCCGAAGGCTCCAAGATTTGCACCCAAGACGGGAATGCAAAAGGCTACACGACGCCTGAAAAGTTGTTAGTTTTCTTCGGGGGACTTCCCCCCGGTCCAGAAGGTCCGCAAGGTGACGAAGGGCCAAAGGGTGATGATGGGGATTCGGCCTATCAAGTTGCCGTTTCCAATGGGTTCGTTGGAACTGAAAGCGAATGGTTAGAATCTCTAGTTGGTCCACAAGGGCCACAGGGTATTCAAGGTTTACAAGGCATCCAAGGACTCAAAGGCGATACCGGCGAACAAGGACCGTCTGGCAGCGACGCGAACGTCACGCTTGCCAACGTCACGCTTGCCATCTCAACCGGTCCGTCACTTGTTCGGGACACATTGAAAGTCTCTCCAATAGGACGTGGAGCCATCCCCTGTTTTGAGTGGGATTTCCTGTCAACTTCGGCCCCAGTGAACGGCATCTATGGATGGGTCCTAAACGGGGGCTCGGTTATTTATACCGTGAACAACACTGACCCCGCACATCCGGGAGTGGTTACGATCCGAGACCATGCGTCGCTCTCGATGGCTGGAATGTCGTATAACACCGGAGGA